ATTACCCGCACAACAGGGATGCAATCACCGGCCCATTCCTGTTCTTCAAGAATTTCGTAGCCGTTAATCTTGCACCACTTGAACTGTTTAATATCAGCATGGCGTGATTTCTGAGGTTTACCGTAAACCGACTTTAATTGCTTGTCTTCCGGCGTACCCTCAAACGCAGTTGCGTTGCCGGGATACAAATTCAGCGTTTTACGGTCGTATTCGCAATAAAAATATTCAGCAATACGAATCGTATCTGTATTTAGCCACTGGCTCAGGTTCTGATCCCCTACACCCAGCGTCTCTAGCGTGGAGAGTGGCGATGCGTTAGGAAACAACCGCGCATATTCGGCTTTAGACAAATCTTCAGTGATAAAACACCACTCGGCATCACTGCCGCAGGGGTCTTGAATCAGCGGGTCCATGTAGACCGAGAAACTATTGCGAACCCGCGCAATCTTGATGTCTTGGTCAAACGTATCGTCGTCACAATACTCGGTCAGGACCCGAATATAGCCCTCGCCATACGCAACCTGGTTCTCGCAAGCAGTATCGTAGGCCACATCCGCATCCGAGATGTACTCGATATGCCGGATCATGCCGTTAAAAATCTCCGCAACCTCAACGTCAGCGTTGTCATCAACCGGGATGACCTTGACGCTAGGCCGGTTCTGGCGCTGATCGTTGGTAATCTGGTGAACGTGCTGCGGCAGCTTGTTGATCGTCAAGCATGGCCGCGCGTTAATCGTCTGACCCTGCACCGCACCACGGGTTGCCAACACATCGGCAGGCCATTGCCACTGGTTGTCCGGGCTACCCGCGTAGAAACGCAGGTCGTCTAGCTCGTCTTCCCTTGATTCGGAATACGCCGAGATTGCCATTGACAGGCGATCCCGCGCTGTTGACAGCACATCCGAGTCGCTCTTGAGTGGTTTGCCACCCAACGCGACGTTGCCAACAGCGTTAATTCCTGTGTAGTCAGCCATCAACACTTCCAGCGTTTAAGTGACGCCTTAGCCCGTTCCGCATCGCCTTTGGCGTGGGCTACAACGCCTTCCATTCTAGCGCAGAAACTAGACTTCCTACCCTTATCCGCTTCCGTCTTGGGATTGGGTGCCGGCGCTTTTAAATTACTACCAGTCTCACGATTGTACTTCTCACGCCCTTTCTCGGTCAGGCCCGCGCCCTTGCTAACCGGCAACTTCTCACCGCGCCCGACCGATAAAGATACGCCTTTCTTCATTTCTTCTTGGCAGTCTTGGCCGACTGCTTGAAGTCCTTAGCCGTTGGCGCAGCTTTACTGCCAACCTTGTTCATCTTCTCGCCAGAACCCGCTTTAATACGTTCCTGCTTGGCATGAATATTGGCATAAAGACCAGGCTTACTCATTTCTTTGCCGCCGCGCGTTTGGTTGCATATGCAATCGCAACTGCTTGCTTGACCGGCTTACCGGCTTTTACTTCAGTCTTAATATTTTCTTTGAACGCTTTTGCGCTAGTAGACTTTTTAAGCATTATGATCCCATCCAAGATCCAGAAATTGTAGACCCACCAGACTTTAACGTCCTAGGTGGCTCTTTGTATTCTCGATGCGCTACAGGATAAGCGAATGTAACGGCTAGTGCATCAGCCGCGTCAGGACTCGCCAATCCCCTAGCCTTCATCTCTTTCTTGCCTTCCAAGAAAATCGTCCCCGCGCTATTAGGCTTTTTCATCGGGCCAACCAGATCTGCCTTTAACTGCCGATCCTTTGGAATGCTCGCAGACTTTAACCAGTCCCGCATCGCACCCCACATTTCTGCCCGCTTATTGCCCCACATCACAGGGTTTTTGGCCTTCCAGCCAAAATTGACCCCTCGCACCTTATACCTTTGTTCTGTTAATCGGTCAAGTATTCCATACCCCAAACCACCCTCGTCAATCACCGTCAACGTCGGTTTGTACTCCTCAATCGCGTCAATGACATTCCCAACCGTCGTCATCGTATCGTCACCCCGAAACCGCTTGATCGCAACAATGTCGCGGCCCTGCCTAACCAAGATTACCGTTGAATCTAATCCCCCTCGCGCCGGATCAACACCAATGACAATCGGCGCGGTCGTATCCTTGTATTTCTCCCGCTCCATCGCATCATCCACCAATCGCGGTCCAATGAACTGGTCATCCCCACTAGCTGGAAACTCCCCGTATACCTCCACCCGCGCCTGAGCCGAATCCTCACCATACTCGGCAATGATCTGCTCATACGTATTCTTGTCCGTCCCCTCAACCTGCCTGGCATCAATCTGCCGGCCCTTCCAAAAATCCCGCTTGCCGTGAAATGTCTCAAAGAAATACCCACTATTTCTCCTCGGGTTACTAAACGCAAACCAGTACCTGTCTAGGATATTCTCAGTAAAAAACCCCGCACCCACCGCCCAGATCGGATCCGGTATCCCGCTCGCCTCGTCAAAGATCAACATCATCCCGTCATGGTTGTGAACCCCAGCATATGCATCCGGGTTCTCTTCACTCCACAACTTGCCCTCTGCCGCCCAGTAGCGCGTCCCCTTCTTAAGATCGCGCTCGACCAGTTCCGTTAACCACTGCGCCGGCACAATCTTCGTTGCGCTGATCTCCCACCAATGGCTGTTGATGATCATCGCCTGCCACTTGGTCAGTTCGCCCCAGGTGACCGACCTTAACTGCGCTTCGCTGTTGGCACTCACAATAACCGTCGAGCCGATCCTGGTTGACAACATCCACAAGATCAACCAGCTAACTAACGCAGACTTGCCAATACCCCGTCCGCTGGACACCGCCTCGCGCAGCGTGTCCATGTTGACCTTACCTTCGTTGACTCTGATGTGCTTGGCAATGTCACGCAGTATCTCGCGCTGCCACTTGCGCGGCCCGCTAAATTTAGCTAACGGTGTGTTGGGTTGACCCCACGGAAACGCGAACAGTACAAACGCTTCAGGATCGTTTGCTATCGCGGGTGACCACAACCGCGTCATCAACGTCTGCTCTTCGGCTGATGTATAAATCGTTTTTTGCATTCTCTAGCACTCTGGTTTGCGCGGCTTCTAGCGCCTGTGTGATGCTGATCCGTTGATACACATCAACACTAACTTCTTGTTTGGCCGTCCACTCGTGACGGTGACGCAGTATCTCTAACGCCGCCTTGGCGTCGCCATTTAACGCCGCGTTATTGAGAACCTGCGAGATCTCACGCTCGTTATCCGCGCGGCCTTTTTGTTCTGCCATTTCCGCTAACGGATCTAGCTGACACAGTTGCCGATACTCAGCGGGCAGCATACCAGCAGCCAGCGCCAGCGAGTCACCTTTTAGACCTAACTTTGCCGCGTCGTAGATTGACTGAAGACGCGCCTCGGTTGCTTGAACATTTCTAACAGTTAGTGGCAAAGATTTGAACATGGCTGAAGTGTAACAAAAAAATTTTAAAAAATGTTTGCGGGGGGTGCGTTTACGTGACCGGTCGGGCCAAGGCCCTACCCGGCCCCCCTCGGGCCAAAAGCCAAAATGTACCCGCTTGTTAGCCGTGTCCACAAAGTCGGTTTGTACATGTACCCATGTACCCACATGTGAGCGTCCTAAAAAATCGTTATAAAGTGGAGTGGCATGTACCCGCATGTGAGCAGTCTACAAAAGTCGTTCTATTTTTTAGTGTGTGAGCGTGTACCCACATGTGAGCGGTTTTTGACCGGGTAAAAAATTGCGCTGGGAAAAACGCGCGCCAATTTGGCGGCCGTCGTCCAGCAAAATCCCCTATATTATTATTTTCAATTTTTTCAAAAGTAGACTAGTTAACATACGGGTACACCCCGCAAACCCGCATGGTTAAGCCAAAAAGTGTAGACACTTGCCCCCTAAAAAACGCTCACAAAACGCTCACAAAGTGTCCACACTCACAAAGTGTGAGAAACTTGTTGACAAGGTAGGATCGCGCGCGCTAATATCTACCCATGGCGCACACGTCGCGCGTCATTCACTACACTTCACGGAGAACCTATGATTCACTTCGTCGCAAAATCGAGCAACACTAAAACCGGGCCGATCCCGATCACGTACAGCGCGCGCGATACTTGTCCTCCGTCGTGCGGACAGAAAGACTCCTGTTACGCTGATGCGGGTTTTCACACCCGCCTGAACTGGGACAAGGTCCCCTTGCGCGGTAAGGACGTCGCAACAGTTGCGGACAAAATTCGCGCGTTAAAACCCGCGACACTGTGGCGCTTCAATGTCGCGGGCGATCTTCCGGGCGTAGGTGAAGATATTGACGGCCCCGCGTTTGCGCAGCTAATCGAAGCAAACCGCGGGCGCCGTGGGTTTACCTACACTCATAAACACAGCGCCCGCGCGATCAAATTCGCGCGTTTCGCGACTAAACGCGGGTTTACGGTCAATCTATCAGCGGATGACGCGGGCCATGCGGACAAGCTTGCGGAAACCGGATTACCTGTTGCGGTCGTCGTGCCACTTGGCACACCCGAACGTACTACCACCCCAGCGGGCCGCGCGATCGTCGTTTGCCCCGCGCAGACTCGCGACGATGTGACGTGCTACACGTGCGGATTGTGCGCCCGCGCGAATCGTAAAGTTATCGTCGGTTTCCTCGCACACGGTATGCGCGCCAAAACGGCCGACGCTATCGCGCGTCGTGTCATTCCACTTAAGGTGACCAAATGAACTACTACACGGCAAAATTCAAACGCTACACGGACGAAATGCTAAAAACAGCACTAGCGGATTGTCACGTTGCGCTTGGCGTCGGAGAGACGCTTTTCAGCCCCGCCTACATTGCAAAATTGTGGGCCGAAATTGACGCGATCCGAGACGTTCAACTCTCACGTAAACCAAAGGCTAAAAAATGAAAATCGAAACTTTCTGCGCTTTTGCGCTTATGGCTTGGCTTATTGTTGGTTGGCTTTGGCTGTTTTACGCCATCGTCAAGGCCCTATGTCGTTAGTCATCGCGGCCGTTTTGGCCGCTATCCTAGTGATCATCCTAGACTTATGAGAGCGGCCCGAAAGGGCCGTTTTTCATTGCCCCAATTGGTAATCTGGTTCGACCATCCGACGCAGCGTAGACGCGCCCACGGCCGCTAGATCGGGCGCGCAATACACGTGACGCTTAGACTCTAACCCGCGCGCTGCTACGCGGCCGCAATCGATCCATCCGGCCTCTTTGATCGCCTGTAGTAGGGCCTGCTGATATAACTTCAAACCAGCGGGCGCGGATCGCGCGAGATCGTCTAGCACGGCCTGAAGAGGGGCCGCTATGACACCCCGAGTAAAGACACCCTTTCGGTGCTTCATCAATTCCAGAATATAAGACTCAGCGCCCGATAGGCTGTTCTCGGTCATGGTTTGCTTAAATTCCGTCATGGGTGGAGCGGCCCCAGGATTAAACCGCGACACATCACGCGCATGTAACCAGGCCGCCACGGCCGCGCGGCCGCCCGTTCTAAGCCACTGCCATATAGCGGCCCCGTCAGCGTCGCTCATGCGGCCCGCGTGCGACCAAATACAGAACCAGCGCCTATCCTGGGCCGATATAGATATAGGCAACAAGTCGTTGGAAAACGCCAGCACGAAACCTCGGTTTGCCATCATATATGGGTGAAGTCCCTTCCGATTCACGGCCAGCACCTCGGGCGGGGCCGCGATGATAGGTTTGAGTTTATTAGCCAACACGCGCCTATCGGCCGCAAGCGCCTCTTTTAGCTCGTTTATAACCAGAATCTCAGACTCTAATTGATAGCCCCATTGCGACGTGAGCGACTCATTGTCGACCAAGCCCAGATTGTGCTTGTTATCGCCACACACGGCCCAGATGAAGGGGTCGTACATGGTGTCCTTGCCTGATCCTTCATCCGACGCGTGAAGGATCGCATGGTTGATCTTAACGCGCGGGTTCTGCACCTTATAAGCCATAACGTCCCATATATGGTCAAGTTCCGACTGTACCGGGACTAGTTTGCGGCAATGGTCGACCCATGCCTGTATAGGTCCCGACATAGGCGTCGGCCGCGCGTCAACCCAACGGTTCGCATAAGGTAGGTTATCCCGCACGGCCAGGACCGACTCACCGGCCGCATAGGTTAGGCCCGCGAGGATATGGCCGCCCGCGGCCGTTCGGTTTTCGTCAAACCAGAGCGACGGGTTGATAATGCGCGCCTTGCCGCCGTTGTTGTGCAGCGAATGGCACATAATCCCGCGATAGGTCGCGTCGAACGCCCGACGCGATATAAGCACACGGTCCACTAGGTCAAAATAGGCATCATCCGACTGCACATAGGCGAAGCGTTTGAACCAGTCGGCCCGCTCCACCCGCGCCCGCTCGCGCGCTTCAACCTGGGCGATCACGGCCTTTGCGTCATCGGTAAACATCTCTGTAGGCGTTAATTTAGACAACGCGCCGCCCATCACAGACGCGAGAAGCTCGTCGCGTAGGCCATAGGTCCGCTTAGGACCGCCTTGTTCTTCAACCCACGCTAAGAACCGCGCGGAGTCCCATTCGGTGCAATGCGAGTGAAGGCAACAGTAGGCCCGCGAGGCGGGCATATAGCGGCCCTCTGGGTTACCGTCTGAATGCTCTGCACTGTTAGGGCAAATGACGCCCCACCAGCCAGCGGGGTTACCTTTTTGTGTGACTTCCTTACGCTCGACAAGCCACGCTAGAACGTCATCGGACCCGTCGTCTTTTAGGTTACCGGGACGGAAAGTCGTGGTCTCGACGGGGCCGGAAACGACCGATAGAGCGCCGCAGATCTCCTCAAGGCTGAACTCGCGCGACGGGTTGAACTCAACCAAACGCGCGGCGAAGCGGTCGCGCCCAGGCTTTAGATTGATCGAGCCAGGGATACGGATATTGCGGACCGGATTGATAGCGCCGGGGTCCGTATAGCCCGCAGCGGCGATGGCCTTGATAGCCGCACTATAGGCTGACTTATGGGGCTGATCGTCTAACCGGAAAACGTAACACCATTGGAAGTTGTCCTTCGACGTTTCAATGATCCACGTAGGTCTAATCGTTGGCGTCTTCGACTTCGTACCGACGTCATCTAAAACCAGACACCATACGTTCTCGCAGAACGCAGCGCCAGCAGAGACTCGTTGACCGTCGAACCGCGACTCGATGAACGAACCAATGTTGACGTACCACGCACCCTCGCCGCGCGGCTTGCGAAACGCAGGATAGGCGTACCCGCCCTCACGCTCGACTTGTTTAGTGAAAAGTACAACTTCACCCTCTGGCGCGAGGGCTATGATATGATCCACGAGTTCCATGTGCTCTTCTCCTGTGTTGAAGCCCGCCCTTCCCGGCGGGCTTTTTTTGTACGGCTATTTGCCGTACCGAAACATTTGCTTAACTTCTGCCTTTAGGGGCAAACCAACCGCCCAAGGCGGCGACGTACACATGACGCGGCGCAGTAAGTCCGGGTCACCGTCCTCAAGGACGATCTCGTCATGTACGTGGAGCACTACGTTATCTAGCTGACGCAGCGCGTGGCGCAGCACATCATTGGCAACTGCTTGTGTGATGTTCTCGCAAGCCAAGCCTTTCCATAGTCGAGCGCGCGGCCACTCTTTAGCATCGGCGGCGGGCTTCCAAGCGGCTTTACAGTATGAAATGCCATCGTCTTCCAGTTTGGCGAACGGGTAACACAGAACGCGGCCCGAAGGAAGAATGTACCAGAGATGCTGCCTATCAAACAGATAAGTCACTCGCCCCGCGCTGAACTCCGCATTAGGCGTGTGCATAGCTGATGTATAAGCCCGCTCAAGCTCCGACCAGAACCGCACGGCCCACTGATTAGACCGCCGCCAAGCGTCTACCATCCGCTTGGCGTCGGCCTCCGGTAGATGAATACCATAGGCCCGACCCATCGCCGCGAACGCGCCTACGCCTCCGGCGTACCCACAAGATAATTCCTGAACTTTGCCTATCTGACGCTGATCATCGGTCACCTGATCGACCGAGCACCCGAACGTCGCAGCGGCGTTGATTTTGTAGATGTCTTGGCTAAACTGTTTCAACTTTTCTTCGCCCATGCCAGATAGCCACGGGTTGACGCGCGCCTCGATAGCTGACCAGTCAGCGACTACGAAATTACCAACGAGCGCGGGTCGGAGCATCCCCTTGAGCACATCTGTAACTCTTCGTCCGTGAAGAGGGACAATTGCTCGACCGGCGACCATGTCGTCTCGGACCGTTCCGGGGTCTCGGGCGGTCTTGCGGGTGAAATTGTGGACCTGTGCGCCATAAGAAGAAGCTCGCCCAGTTGCGGACCCCCCAGCGAAAACAAAAGCTCCTCGTACTCGGTCATCTTCAACATCGGCTAACTCCTGTAGACGTTTAAACTTTGCGATGCTGGACGCCCATAGATCGTCCGCGCATTGCACCACCTCACGCACATCTGGGTCTAGGTCATCACACGCTAATAGATTAGCGCGAACGGCCTTGTCGATGCTGTACTTCTCACCGACCCACATAAGTTTCTTTTGCTCATCTGTGACACGCGCCAGCACCCACTCGCGCATACGGGGCGAGCGCACGGCTAGACCGCCAGTGATCTCGGTTACGATACTTTGTATCTCAGCTAGTTCGACGTCAGCGTAGCGTACAGCGGCCTTGCATAGGTCAACGTCAACCTTCACGCCGCGGTCGTTGATGCGCTCGTTGACGTGGTAATCGAGAAGTTCCTCGTCCGATAGCTGCCGCAGGGCTAGGCTTACGGCGCGCATAGCGCGCACGTCCTGCTCGCAGTACTCTATGAGTTCTGGAATTAAAGTTTCGTTGTAGGGCGGCACGCAACATTGCCGCACAAGGTAATCACCGCGCCGGTCTTTCTTCATATCAGCGCCAGCGAAGCGACCGACGTCCTCAAGTGAACCAGGCGCGCAATTAGCGCGGGCTTGTGTCGCGGTGCAATAGAACTGCTCAAGATCAAAGTTGATCTGGAGCACATACCAGAAGATCAGACGCTCAAACGCGGCATTATGCGCGCGGATCTGACCTTTGTGATTTAACACGTCGACGGGAAATGTTAAGTCTGGGGTCCAAGTTTTAACAGGTCCGTCATCGAAAGCGTAGGACATACAGAGCACTTCGGTTTCCAAGTCCTGCGCGTAGTTATAGACACCCGCGACCCGAAGGTCGCAGGTGCTACGGGTTTCGAAGTCAACCCAAAGGATCACTTACCCTGCGCGACGACGGCGCGTCGGCTGGGGAGCTTCCTCTTCCTCTTCAGGTCCGTCCATCGACATGAACTCGACGATCTCAAAGATCGGCGTGTAAATGCGACCGTAGGACTTGTGCTGATAATGCTCTTTCTTAAGCAGCACGACCGGCACTGGCTTCGACTCGTCCACCGACACTTGGTTGGCGAACGCGCTTGCTAAGGCTTCATAAGAACGCTTACCGCCGACCGAAGTCGTTGAATAGCGCGCCTCTAGGCCCTTGTCTTCGCCCGTCAAGCACTTCAGCGAGAACCCGACTTGCTTCTCCCACCCGCGCGTAGCATGAGGAGGCGCATCATCGGTGTCGGGCAGCGGATCGGTCAACGCAACCATCTTCTCGCCCAGCACTACGCCGTCGCCCCAGGCGATCCAACCATGTACGAAGGAGAAGGGGTTGACGGCCCACTTAGAGTCAGACTCAACTTCAGTCTGATCCGCGCCGAACACCCAGTGACCAGTCTTGTCCATTTTCAGGATGACTGAGCCAGCGGAAGCCGCCGGGGATGCAACGGTTTTGATGGCCGTTGCGATTGCTGCGAGAGCGGGAAGACCTGCTTTATTGAACGCTACTAGATTTGACATGATTTCATCCAAGTTTAAGAAGAGCAGTTTTCATCTGCTCGGGGAGGAACACAACCGCTGACCGGGGATCACTCTCCGGGGCGATTGTTGTTCCCGACGACACCGCAACAACGATGTCATCGGGGAGGCTGAGTTTACTCCTTTTCAGGATCTTCTCAACCTTGGCAGGGGACAACAAAGTTGTCTCCACCAATTCTTCACGGTCAACGCCTAGCTTAGTTAGCGCAGCGTAAGCCTTGTCTTCATCGACCCATTGGCGCAGCGCGCGCTTAGGAACCAACTTGTAACCCGCAACCGGCTCGCCAGACTCAAGGATCTGGTGCGCCAGATCGCGCAGGTCAGCGATCCACTTCTCGACCAAATCAGCAGTCTCCAAGTACGCGCCGATCTTTGCGGGGTCAAGGTCTTTGATCTGCACCTTGAGCGCCCGCTCTGCCGCGCCGGTCATCTGTGGGCAGATCGGCTTGGCTGGGCAGTAGCGGCAATGATCGCCAACGCGCAGGGGAGCGGCGGCGTTCTGTGACGCAATGACGGCGTGGACTAGATCACGCTCAAACTGCTTAACGCGGGCAACGGTAGTCGTCCAACGCTTGACCGCTGGCGGCTGGACGATGACCATCTCAACCTCAGACACACCACCCTCAAACGCCCACTCCAGACCCTTAGTCCGCATCGCAGCAGCGGCGTAGAACAGCAACTGTTCGTTCTCTTCGACGTCTACTTCACCGCGCCCAAACTTCCAGTCAAGGATGATGGCGCGGTCGTCGATCCGACCGATCAGGTCAGCAGACCCGAACACGCCCGGAAGCAGTTTGCCAAAGTTGACGTGCGACTCGACTTTGTACTCCATGTCGCCGTCTGGGTCGATCTCGTTTAGCGCGGCCATCGCGGGGACGATCTTCTCGTCGATCAGGTCCTCGGTCATGGTCTGGTCGTTCTCGGTCATGCCGAGTACGCTCTTGATCTCCAGACTAGGATCTTCTAACAGCATCGCCATCGCGCTGTGGCACAGCGTGCCTTGATCGGCGGCGTCGCCCGCCACACGCGGGGGCATCTTCTGCACAAGCGCCACGCTGCCGGGGCAGTTGACGACGCGCTTGGCGGTCGAGCCGCCAACGATATTACTGTGCATTTGTTTTCCTCGCTTCCATCATGGCGTCTGCTAGTTTGTAAGCGTGTTCGGACGCAAACTGGCGAAGCAGATCAGGGTCATCAATTATGTCTTCTTCGTCTAGTTTGGTAAGAAACCAAGTTACTGCTTGAGCAGCAAAGTAGTCGCGGGGTGTAAGTTCAGAGTGCATTTGTTTTTCCTTTGATCAGGCTAAGAAGCGATTCCTGCGACAGCATCACAGGGTTATGACGCCCGAGCATCTTTGTGACCCACCCGCGCGGCCAAAGCAGCGACAGCGACACTTTAGCGCCCAAGCCGATCAACTCTGTTGTGGTGTAACTCTTGCCGCCGGGGGCGACCCAAGCGTTTTTAACGCGCCAGTGCGGGACCAGCATCATGTTGCCTTTGTAGAACACGGGGGTGAGGTCCAACGGCTCAAAGTCGCCGTTGTCGTCTTTCATAACGTGTACGAGATTCATTCTGCTTCGTCCTCTTCCAAGCTGATGGTGACCTTGTGCATTGTGGAGTATCCACAATCGAATTCGACTTTGTTGAATTTCGCGCTAGGCAGCAGCGACTCAAGGTAGGTGATGAGGATGTTTCGAACTTCTTCGCGGTCTAGGATGATTTTCATTTGAGAGTACCTAAGTGGTTGGTTGGAGTCGCTACTGTGCCCGATCACGATCTGCTTGTCAACAACTTTTTTGCAAGATATGATG